TTAGCATTGTTAAGCTTCTTATTCATCGCTTCTAATTCTTCAACTTTCTGTGCTTGTTCTTGTGCTTGTTGTTGCTCTTCTTCAAATGCCTCCATGAGCTTCCCTTTATCTGATATTGGCATAGCATTTATTATTGCACGATCAGGTATAGCAATACCCATGTTCCTAGCTTCAAGCATTTGCATGTAAGCCAAATTCTTTTGATTATCTGTAAGCGCGGTTTCAGCTACAACAATATCATATTTAGCGACATCTTTGTTAAAAGTCGGAGGATTAGAAGACATATCTAACATCTCCTGAGGTATTTCTTTGTTTACTATACGCATTGCTTTCTCTACAGTGCAATTAGCTAACAACATCTTAACGATTTTCTTGCTAACGATAGATTGTGCCGTGTTTAGATTGTCGAACAAACCTTGTAGTGTAGTAACGCTGTTATATGCTCGTTGCTTCGCCAGTATTCCGCTCACTTGAGTGTTACCGCCTTCAGCCGAGCCCATCAACTCCTCACTTACTCCAGCTAAACTCATAACTTGACCTTCTAGGTCTGATATCATAGATAATAATGATTGTGAGACCTCGGAGGCTTGTATTTTCTGTACGTCGGCGGGTTGTGAATCCATTGAGCGCTCTATTACCACTCCTTGCCCAGTCCTGTATAAATCAGCAGGGTTTTTAACGCTTCCTTCTCTTACCATCCATCCGCTATTTACCTGAGCTTTTATAACGTCGGAGGCTTTAGATCGCATCATGTTGAGCTCTTCTTGTGAATCTCTAAGCCCTCTAACAACTCCTTGTAACTTGTAGTTGAAGTTGTCATATTCGGGGGTATAATAGCCAATAACAGGCACAAACGGATAATCACCAGTGCCGTAAGGGTCAATTTCGCTGTATACTAGTTCACCTTCTAATATAACATTTAGTCTTACAGTCGGATCGTGAATTGCTTTAGACTTGATGAACGGATATTCTTTTTTAAGTTCTTCTAATGCTTTTTTAGTTCCATTCCACTTGTCTGATTGTCCGTTTCTTTGGTCAATTATTAAATATTTCTTTACTGTTGTGCGCTCCCAAAACTCATCGTATCTTAATAAACCTCTATCTTCTCCGCGTCTAGCGTAATTCATGTAGCCAAACTTATTATCTTTAGCGCTTGGAACAACATTATCTATAAAGCTAGACATGTTCGGCACTAGTGTTTTAGCAGTGTCTTTAGTTACGTATCTGCGCCGCATGACATAACCGCAATCTGATAAGTCGATTTTAGTGAAACTTGGGTCTAATATAAAAGAATTATAAGGGTCTCTTGTTATCTTTACTTCTCCGTTAATTGGGTCTTGTGTGTAGTCCATCCATAAACTTATCAAATTAATTCCTGTTACTAACGCACCTTCAAAAGCATTCGACAACACGTTATAACCGTCGCTTTTCTCAATAGTATACAACAACAAATCTGTAATAAAGTCTGAGCTAGGATAATCGTTGTATTCCCTTGGCTGACATACTGATGACATTCTATTGCGTTTCTGATAGCCTGAGATTTGGTTTATTATTGTTCTGATCTTGTTGAAAACGTAAGCGTTACGACCTTGCAAGTTTAATTCTTGCTTGTCTGACTGTTTCCACTGGTTTCCTGACATAAAACTCATGTCTCTGTAAGCTTGGATATAAAAAGAGTTCCATTCCTCACTCGCTTCCTTATAAAGTTCGTCGTATAGTTTTATTTTTTCTTCGCTCTTATTTCTCATTATAAACCTGTGTTTTTATTTTTAATGTAGTTGATAGATGTTAAAGTTTCAATATATTATTTGTTGTTTAATACTCGTAAGTTAATTATATTCGGTTGAAACCGAAAAAAAGAGAGTAATAATGAAACTAGGCAACCTGAGCGATAAGCAAAGAATAGCATTAAGAGATAGCACGGCAAGATTGAATTTCTGGACAGGAAGCGTTAGGAGTGGCAAATCATTCAGTGCCTTAATTAGATTTATGCAGCTATGTACAGATAAAACGATTGAGGGCGACTTCGTAATTATTGGAAAGACGGAAGGAGCATTAAAGCGTAATGTTATTAGCGAAATGCAAAACCTTGTAGGCGACGACTGTAAATATAGCATCGGTAATCGTGAGATAATGTTATATAATCGTAAAATACATGTGATTGGGGCTAACGACGATAGAGCGGAAGGAAAGATAAGAGGCTCAAGTTTCGGCGGTGCGTTAGTCGATGAAGTAACGCTAATCCCTGAGAACTTCTTTACTATGCTATTATCTAGACTATCAAAGAAAGGGGCAAAGCTATTATCAACGACAAATCCTGAAAACCCTAAACACTGGTTTAAAGTTAATTATATTGACAGAGCTGAAGAGCTTAACGCGAAAGTGTTTGAGTTCTATCTCGATGACAATCCAAGCCTTGAAGAAGACTACAAAGAGTCATTAAAAAAAGAATTTACAGGATTGTATTATGATAGATTTATTCTTGGAAAATGGGTACTAGCTGAGGGAACCGTATACGATTTCTTTGATGAAAACTTGCACTGTATACCAAAGCCACCTGCACAAGGAAACTTTTACACGGTCGGCGTGGACTATGGAACAACGAACCCTACTTCTTTTATAATGATTGGATATAATCCGCTGGTTTATCCAAACTGTTGGATTGAAAAAGAATATTATTATAGCTCTAGAACAACAATGAGACAGAAGACAGATTCAGAATATGCTAAAGACTTAATTGAGTTTGTTAATGGCTTCTATGTTAAGAGCATTAATATTGACCCATCAGCAGCGAGTTTTAAATATGAGTGCTTTAGCATAGGTATAAGAAACATTGTTGACGCAGACAACTCTGTTTTGGATGGCATAAGACTAGTAGCGGATTATATTCAAAACGGTACTCTTAAAGTTTGTAATAGTTGCACTAACTTAATACATGAATTCCAAAGTTACACTTGGGACGACAAAGCAGCACAACGCGGAGTTGAGAAACCAAACAAAGATAATGATCATTGTTTTACCGCAGGGACAAAGATAACAACAGAGAACGGTTTAATAAACATAGAAGACATAGTAGCAGGTGATAAAGTACTTACACGGTATGGCTATCAAGATGTTTTATTAACACATAAGCACCAAGCAGATGTAATAAATTATGATATATTAGGAAAAAGATTTTCATCAACAGATGGGCATAGATTTTACACATTAAATAGAGGTTTTGTTGAAATAAAAGACTTGATGCGTTACGATATTCTTTTAATTAATAAAGAAGAGATGGATTTATGCAATCAGAAGAACAAATATTCAACAAAGTTAAGTATAGAAGATATCCAAAATCAGAGGACCTATCGGATAGAACATATTTTAGATGCGGACAAGGTAACGCGGAACAAGGATATGGATATATCCATAGAGATGTTTGGAGATTCCATAACGGAGAAATACCAAAAGGGTTTAATGTTCATCACATCGACAAAAATACCTCAAACAATGAAATTAGTAACCTTGAATTGCTTGGAACAACGGAACATCAAAGAGTTCATCAAAACAATCTTACTAAAAAACAAATACAAGCTAGAAGAGAATGGATTAATAAAATTAGACCTCTTGCAAAAGAATGGCACGAAAGCAAAGAGGGTAAAGAATGGCATAAAGAACAATATAAAACATCTCTTGGAAAAGTCACTAAAGAAATATATAAGTGCCAACATTGTGGAAACGATTACGAAACAAACAAAAAAGCAACAAGCCGTTTTTGTTCGAATAAATGTAAATCTGCATGGAGAAGAGCGTCTGGAGTTGATAACGAGCCTAGAAGATGTGTTATATGTAATAAACGATATCTCACAAACAAATATAATAAAACAAAGACATGTTCAATCAAATGCACAAATAAAATCAGTAGAAGTTTATAACCTAACGATTAATAATTATCCTGAATTCTTTGCAAACGGAATACTAGTACATAATTGTTTAGACGCCCTCCGATATGGCTTAAAGTCCTTAGACTCAACAATTAAAGGCATTAAAGTTAATAATACTGAGTCCTCTTTCACTGCTATGAATCAAAGACACCTAAGCAGAGTGTAAAGCCGCTTTACATCTACTTAGGCACTATCAACGAATCTATTTGCTGTTCTATGTATTGATTTAGCGCGCCGCTTGAATTCTCTCCCGCGCTTTCTTTCAAAGCGTCGAGCTTTCCCTTGGCTTCCGCTTTAGCTTTCTCATAGATAAAATCCGTGTTCATCTCGCCCTGTTTGAGCCAATTCTTGCCTACCCAAATTGCCATTGTCGGATTATCTTGGGCAAGGTGATATTGTCTCCTTCTTAGCGATTTCTTACCGCCTGCAGACTTTTCAGCAAAATACTCCAAAAAATTAACGCCCCTTTCTTTCTTAAGCTTTTCGTTTAAACTCTCGTAACTCATTCCCAACAAGTTGCAAATTTCTTCGCCAGTGCAATGAATAAAGCAACATTCATCGAGAAGATCATAATCAATATCTTTTATAGGTCGCCCAACGGGGTTAGCTTTCTTCAATCTTTTTTTAGGCTTAACTACCTTCCTTGCTTTAACTTCTTCTTTCTTAATTACTTTAGCCATAATTCAACCCTCTTTTTCTTTACGTTGTACTCTACAACAACAAGAAAAATCAAGAATTAATTATCTTTTTTATCAAATCCTAGCTTTTCAAGAGACAATTTTCGATGAGCTTTAAACAGTTTCTCTAGCTCGATACTTTTTGTTCTCACTCGTTGCGCAGCTCTCTTATTAGAGTTCATGACCTTCTCTAGCTCAGTATTAATCTCATTACTTAGCTTTATTATATCTTTAGACAATTGCATTAATTCCAACATTTACAGACCTCTTTTTTAAATATAATATAGTATAACATAGCTGATATATAACATCAATCACTATATATAACCTATTCCAATTATAGTGTAATATAAAAAAGATAAAATAAGTGCAACAAAGTTGTTGACAAGCTTTGTCAGTTATGTTAATATAGTAAGTATAAATAAAGCGAAAGGTGATCGGCAAGCACGGGATAACCTCCGAGCCCAGTAAGTTTATTTAAAACAAAACAAAACAAAACAAGGTAAATAAGATGATATACACAGAAATAACAAAAGAACGCTTTATATATGAAATGCAAGGCACACGCAAAGAACAATTAAGCTATGACGCATTAGCGGCAATTTATGAATATATGGAAGGTGTGAGCGAAGACACCAACATTGAATTTGACCCTATCGAAATTTTTTGCACATTTTCTGAATATGAAAACGAAGAAGAAGCGCTAAAAGACTTAAGATATGAAAATATAGACGAACTTGAAAACGATAATTACATATTAAAAACAGACAGTGACACATTAGTTTTAGTAGCTTAACAAAAACGGGGGTTAACAGCCCCCACAAAACAAAACAAAAGGCAACATGATGAGAAGGATTTACGCTAGGAAAAAGGGTACTAAATGTTATCAAGCAGTTGAGTATTTTTATACTAATACTGAAACTAAAAAATATTGTGTTAGTTGTGGCGGTAACTTAATAAACGCTTTAATGTATAACGACACTAAACAACTAGATATATTTATTGATGAGATTACCCAAAAATATAATGATTATGATTTTAAAAAAGGTAAATTATTAAAATAACACTTGGAGTTAAAGCAATGATAATAATCAACGGTGAAAAATACGCTAAAAACAATAAAGAATATATACAAGCTTTATTTAAAGCTGGCGGAACATGTGAAGGGTTTT